TAGAGTTTCATCATTTTCTTCACGCCATAGCCGTTCATTTTCTGCAATTTCTTCTTCACTTAACCCTAGATATCTTTTCAATGCAAAACGATTAGCAATAAATGGTATAGCTTGTATTTGTCCAAATGTACCAATCCGTTGTGTGTCAAGTTCAGATTGTCTATATGCTGCAAAGTTTTGTGGAGGACAAAACTTAATATCAAACATTGCAGTATCTATATTCACACCTTTTTCTAGTAAATATCTTTTAAATTCTTGATCAAATTCTTCTATTAATAAGTTTTGTAATCGTTCACAGTAAGTATTAAATCTTAATTCTTGTATGTAGGCAGTACCTACTCGACCATCATTATATTGTGCATTGCTGTCGTCAGCACCGGTAGGTAAGTAACTGCTAGGTATACGTAAACCTCTTACTAATTTGTTTGTAAAATATCGTAAGTCATCTATCTCACCTAGGTTAGTTCCACCAGGTAGTGTTTCAACTTTGCTGCCTCTGCCTTCTGCTGTTTGAGGAAAAAAGTAATCTTCGTTGATTGACAGAGGATTATAGCTACTGTCTATAACGTTTGTTCCTCCTCCTGTCTTGGATGGTATTCTCCTCTGATGGATTTCCGTTTTTACACGCTCAACAAACTGCATTGCAAGATGGCTAGGCATGTTACCCACATCAACATAAAAAACTCTTCTCTCAGGCGCTCTCTGCACCCTGTAAATAATAATTGCGTCTTCTAATAATTCTTTTTGTTTGTAAACTTTAAAGATACTTTCTAATAAACTGTTACCAAAAGGAAAGTTCTCGTCTAATCCTTCGCTTAAACTTATATGTAGAATATGATCTGCATTAACTGCAATCTCTTCTTGTTCAATTTGGAAACGTGAACCAACCTGTGATGGATTAGTTGGTCCAACCATTCCTCTAGCACCACCTGTTAAGTAACCTGTTCCTCCGCCAGTTACACTGCCATTTGTTTGTAAAGGTTGCGTTGCAACAAGGTCCTTAAAGTTTAATGCTACATCTTGTACAATATATTGTTCAGGTTCTTTGCCTTCACTTTCATTTACAATAATTCTATTTACTTTTGCTGGATCAACGTAAAATAATTTTTTTGTTTCTGGATCTCTTAAGAAAAAAGTATCGCCATATTTGAATGTATTCCTTACAATCCTAAACATCCTAGTTTCAAATTCTTGTAGTTTATACCATTGTTTTAGGTATTCGCTTAGTATTTGTACTTCGGTATTTGTTGCATTCTTGTAAAATTTAAATTCAAAATGTGTATCATTCTTTTTATTTTTTTGAGTACAAAATTCAGCAAGGATATCAAGTGCAGCATTTACTTCTGAATCCATATCCATGGTATTATACTGTCCATATCTTTCTACACGATTAGGTGCTCCAGTATAGATATCTGGTAAGAATGAATTGTAATTAGATCTTGCTGGTCCTGGTTTATTTGAAAATTCTCTGCCACTTATAGGTCCAAAGCCTTCTTCAGAAGACCCATTTTTTCTGACAGTTGTAAAATATTTTTTCCAACTCATTAAATTCTCTTATACATATTTTGCTTCATTTTTCATTGCGCTCGCTATTTTCACCAGATTAGTATTTACACTTGTATTTATACTATATAATAAATCTAATTTATCAATAAGAGGCTGGAAAGATTTTGCATCAAGGGTTGCAGTCTGAGCTTTAGCTGCATTATCTCTTTCGCGTAAATAAGCTATTAAATCATTGATGCTAGTTGTTAATGGAGCAGAATCGTTTTTGTTTGTAGATGCAGTTTGAGCTGATTCTGTAATTGTTTGATTTTTTGTTGCTTCTTGTACAGTTTTTGCAATATTATTTACAAGTGTACTTTCTACAGGACCTGTAGATGCTGCAGTAACTGAAGATTCTGCTGAATCTTGTTTTGATTCGGCAAGGGTCTGGAGAGTACCATCAACTAATTGGTTTTGCTTATCGAGTGCATTATTAACTGAGTTTACTATAGTTCCAACTGCCATTTCTTCATTCTCAGCATTAAGCGAAGCATCAGATTGGTTTTGCTTATCGAGTGCATTTGCTTCATTCTCAGCAAGGGTTTGAAGAGTACCATCAACTAATTGGTTTTGCTTACCGAGTGCATTATTAACTGAGTTTACTATAGTTCCAACTGCTATTTCTTCATTCTCAGCATTAAGCGAAGCATCAGATTTTTTAGATGTTTCACTAGCAGTTGCTACTGGAATTGGATTTTCTACTGTTACATTAAAATCATCAGGAGTTAATGTAACTTGTAAAGTTCCGTCTACAACTACATCAGCTGCTGACACTGGAACCTCAGTTGCTTCAGCTTGCGGTGGTATAGGTTGTTGTCTTACTTCTTCAAATTTTTCTATATCTCCTTCACCTAAAAAGTTCTTAAATTTGTCCCACATTTCTTGTGGCATACTTTGTACACCATAATCTAAGTCTGCTTGTTGTTCCTTAGATAATGAATCATAGTTTTGTAAAGCATTTGCATCCTCTTGCATTCTAACAGCATCTATTTGTTCTTGTTTTTGGGCTTTTAACGTGTTCCTAACACCTTCTAACACCCCTGTTTGTTTATCAAAAAATTCTGGTCCTAATTCTTTCCTCAACTCGCTTTTTTCCTGTCCGACTGGCTGGCTAAGATATTTTTCAAACTTGCTTATAGTTTCATCGCTGATGCCATTTGCCTCTCTTTCCTCAGCACTCATCTCTTTTAGGTATTCTAATACTTTATCATCACTTTGTAATCCTAATATATCATTTGTTAGAGTGTTGATACTATTCATTGCTTGTTTTGAAAAGTCTGTCGCAATTCCTTGACTTATGTTATACTGAAATTCCTGCATTTGGTCTGCATAATCTACTTCTGCTCCAAATGCCGTTTCATTTACCCTGCGTTGAGCTTCTACAGTTGCGTCTGTTGTAGCACGTTGCCCTGCTTGAACAGTTCGCCTGATATTACCTCCTTCAGACAAACTATCATAAACGTTTTGAATTTCTTGACGTGACGCTTCAACTTGTTTGTTCCACGCATCTAAAAATTTTCCAGAATCGCCTGCAATTTCTCCTAAATTTTCTACGCCGCCTTTTACCCTATCAATTATTGGTCCTATTTCTTCAAATGCATCAGCTTGAGTTTGAGCAACATCGCTCACTTGCGCCATTGCAGCTACTCTAAGACCTTCTTCGCTCTGGGCAAAAGCAGCAGCCGAGGCAGCAGCTTTTTCAGATAGTTTTTTCGCAGTTTCTATATCACCACGTTTGGTTGCTGCCGCAGCTTCTTGTAAGAGTCCGTATGCTTCACTGTTTAATGCAGCAAAATTCTTAGTTGCTTCAGACATAGGAACACCTGTCTGTAACAAGTCATCCATTAAATTCCTTACAACAGGTGCTGCTTGTCGTAAGGCTGCTTGAGATTCTTCATATGCTTTAACTGCGCCTTTACCTCCATTCATCTCTGCCAATTGTAATGCTGCTTGGGTAGCACCTGCTTTTTTCCTATTGTTTATATCATCTTGCATGGATTGGATTGACTCACCAGTTAATTTACTCATAGTTGTTAACTGTTTTGCGTACCTCGCTGCCCTAGTGATTTGCTCTTCCATGGATTTACCTTCCATCCTTGCAGATCTCTGATTTTGAGCAAGATATTTTGTTGTAAATTCTGTCAATTCTTCAGTAGTAAATCCTAGTTGTTCAAATCTAACGTCCATGCCGGTGGCTCTTAGGCTATTGCCAATTTTGCCTAACATCATCGCACCTTGATCAGCAGATCCACCAAATCTAATCAAGTCTTGTGAGTTCTTGCTTACAAATTCCGTAAAGCCTTGAAGACCTAAGCGTGAATCTGTAACTGATGCCCTTAGCTGATTTAAATTGCCAGATAAACCTGCTCCTACTTTGCTTAGTGTTTGATATGTAGTAATTGAATCTTCAAAATATTGTACAACATTACCACCAGCACTCGTAAGAGATTGGAACACCTTTCCTAAAACAGGAACAGCAGAACTAAGCTGACCAATAGTTGCTATTGTTTGGGTTATGGGAGCTACTCCAG